TGCGTAACTTAGCCCACTTGCCACTACCTAATGCTTTATCTCTCAATGCCATCCTTTAATCTTGTAATGTTCTAATGCTTTACACATAGAACCATATCTATTGTTATTGTATTTAATACCCCACTCTACTTGCTTAAAGCCACTGACTGTACTAAGCCATATTGATTTACCTTGTGGTATGCCAAAGTGATTACCAGAAGGTGATACAGCTTTAGGATTCCACCTAGATTCTTTGTAATATAACTCATCTAAACAGTAGAACTCATCTAAGTTATTAAGCTGTATGAAAGCCCACTGACGATAATGATTTGTGGAATAAGCTGCAACGGAATTAGTCTTTACAAAGCAAAGATTCACTATGAATATAGCGATCCCAACTAGCCAGCACCTTGCGAGCTTTCCCTTGCGGGCTCGCCTTGTGGCTTTGTGAGCCACTGCTTCACTAGAGCCTAGCATACGATGTCAAATCAATCAGCATAACTGCAGGTCAGACGGCAAGTCATAATTCGTAGATCATCTGTATCAATCCAAGTTTCATCCCAACCAGCTGCACTCATATAGACATCCAGCCAATATATTGTGAATTAGGATTATCTATAAGCCACTGCTTACGCAATGCATTCTGATAGGCCCAATCAATATCTGTAGATTCGCTCATCATTTACCACCCCATCCGCCACCTTTGAATATAAGCCCAGGTGCGCTATAGATTCTTGACATTTGCAAATTACATTTAGGGCAAGACATAAGCGTGTTGTCGTCATCGTAGGATCTATGTACTGATCCATAAGTGCCGCATTCATTACAGCTATATTCATATGTTGGCATTATTCCAAAACCACCCAATCCTCATTGTTTACATTGAACTTAACTTTATGATAAGAACAATAACCACAACGCCATTGAATGATTCTTATGACAACTCCATAGCCCTGGCAGCCATAATTAAGCCATTCACCACTGTTTGGAATTTCTTGCTTTAAAACTGATTGTTTTTCTTTACATCTTGGGCAATTTATGTATATTGATTTCATTTGGCCCCAATCAACTGGCAAGTGTGGCAGACCACGGTGATAAACTTCCAACTACCACACTTATCACATCTGGATATATCGCTATCTGGTATATCCAAAGCTTCGGCTATATTCTTAACGCCTACGCACCCACAATCCATACATTGATACGCCTTAAATCCATCAGGCATATCCAACTGATCGAGCCAAAGAAACTCGGTCTTGCGCTTACATCCATTACATTTGAACTGTGTGTGCATTATGGTAAACTCCTTATTGCCTACAGTGGCATATAGTACAAACCAAGAAATTACCAGAATGTATTAGCCTGTCATCATTACAGCTAACGCATCTGTCAGTTGTTGGCTCTATGGTTACTTTGTTATTTTCCAAACGTGCAAGGTAACCTGAGCCATCAATAATCTCTACATATCCCATTTACTCACCCCCATCCCAATACCAAGATCCCGCAGCTGTGAGTTTGTGCCAGCGGGCATCACATTGATCATCCTTAGGTGCGCTGCAAACATAACCAAAATAAGGTTTACCTGTCTTGGCTGTGCCTTCTTTAAGTATCATCGCACCGTGTTTACATTCTTGCTGCTTTGGTGGCAACGGTATTGATTCAACTGCATCACCGACTGACCAAACAGTTGGCTCTTTTTTGTCTTCTGCAAACGATGCACGTAATACATTTTCAACAGCTCTAGCACGTGTACCAGCAGGTGAATAATTAGTTTGAGTTTTTACAACCCTAGCCATTTCTTCTCTACTTGGTCCATTTTTTTCAGTACCGATATTAGCCGCTTTAAAAGCAACGCCTCTAGCCGAAGTCTCGCAATTTTCCAACGCAAAATCTCGATTGACACCCCGATCGGAAATAACCTCTTTAGCGTGGCCCGTTGCGAATGGTCTTTCATCAGCTGAGTCCCTAAATAATTCACATACAACAACGACTCTAGTGTCTGACTCCGAGATAATTTTTGTTCGTACTGCTCCATTTGGATACCTTTCCCAAAATATATTTGATCTTTCTTGGACCGTGGTGTAGTCCTCTAAATTAAATGCCATTAGTCATCCCCCCAGGTAAATGCGACATCGAGTTCTGCTTCCAGCACGGTCTGGTATATCGAAATGTAAGCAATAGCGTCTTTGATGCTGTCCTCGTGCTTTGGAGATTCACTAATCCGAGAAATCTTGACGAGTGCCATACATAATGCAACTTGACTAGGTGTAACTGGATGGTCGAGGTATGCAGACCAGAGCTCACTGATCCGCTTATGGTTTGTGTAAGGATGACCGTAGACCGCTCCCCTTGAATGCACCAGATCGACAACATCGGCTAGCAGCTTCTCAGTTTTTGTCATAGTCAAACACCTCATCGGTTTTAACTTTGTTATCGATCATTCTGCGATGCATATCCCAGCCATCCTTGCGACCAATCCAGTAGTAACGATTCTGTGCGTTAGTTTTAATTTCGTTAAATATCCAGGCAATTACAATTAGGCCAACTATTCCATACATCAATACATAGCCTAAATCTTTTAAATCAGCATAAAGGTTCATACTGACACCGCCACTTTGTCAGCGTAAGCAATTTTCCAATCAAAATTATTTGCATCATCTATTGCATAACCTGCGTTAATTCGATCTTTATGTATTTCAGCTGCTCTATGACCAGAAGGTCTGACACAGGATGCACCAGGCTTAGCTGAGCAAGTTGGACATTCTAGAGATCGTGGACAAACATCACCACGTGATACACCTTTACACCATTCGCACTTTACTTCGTTATACATTTATAGCCCTATCTATGCGCACATATTTTGTGGCACGGCCATAGTGTTGCACTTGTGTATGACTTTGTGGATTATTTAAGGGCGTATTTGTATAACGTTTTGGTAACGATGTTACCCGTAGTACCTGCCCAAAGCTGTAAATGAGCCATCCTTATTAACTGGCACCAGGGTCGGTGTCAGGGTCTTTCCTACGGCTTCTAGTATAGCAAAGCCCATCTGCCAATTTGCGCTTCTATAGCGGATATAAGCCGCTTTCTTGCGATCCATTAGGTTTCCTACCTCAACGCCATATAAGGCCCTGTAATGGCCGTTTACGCCCTCTGAATAAGCACTCATACCAAGCCTGTGGCTATGGCCGATAAGACAGGATTTGCCAAATTTTTTTGCCAGGTTCAAAGCGGTAATTCCAGCGTGTTGGCTCATACTGCCCTCATCACCGTGGCATAGCACCCAGTCTGGGTGAAACTCATAAGCTGTGCGGTGGTAGGTCATTCCCATCTCACTGAACCCCATAAACGCTGGGTACTGTAATTCGGGTAGGTTAATTAACCCAGGTACTTTTAATAAAGTGTTATATAGGCGATCAGTATGATTACTGCGGATAATATGCATCTCTGGACTGTACTCACCGAGATCCCAGAGTATTTGCTTGCATAGTTCACGATCAGCGTGCAGGTCTTCTGAATAAGCCAGAGGTGTGCCTTCACTCCATTTGCTAATCGATTGAAAATCCATCTCATCGCCAACCACCAATACAGAATCAAACTTCTCTCGCCTTGCTAATTTGATAACATTCTTTACAGCTACCTCGTGATGATATGGCACCTGCAGGTCGGATATTACTAACCAACGCTTAATCTTCATCCTCTTCAAAATCATCCAGTGGATTTTTTATAGGATCTTTACTATCGATGATCCAGTCTGGATAACTTGATCTATCCATCGCAAACGCCAAAGCTGTGCCTTCATCCATTCCAGATTTACGGCAAGCCATATAAACCTCATTAGCTGCTATTGCCCAGAAATCTAACTTTGTAAGTACAGGCTCTTTAGTAGTCCTGCGCCTACGTGCTATCTTCTTTTTAGGTTTGCGTTTAGTAGCCATATTAAAATTATGACTTACTAATTAAAATAAAGAGATCATCGACACGCTTCTCTAGTCGATTGATTTGATCCTTAATTGATGATCCGCCATTAGGTTTTAGTTCAGTTAAATAGGATTTAATAACCCAACGTAGAGCCAGCAATAAACTGCTTGCTATTGCGCATGCGCCAACGCCTAAACCAACCCATTCGTTCGGGCTCATTTTTTAGGAGTTGCATACCCAAAGACACCAGCTAGTAATGCCCACAGAATAGAGCGATAATCTGCTGCGAAATTGGATGCTGCCCAAGCAGATAGGAATGCACCTAGTGTTAGTACGTATGGATTTTTCATATTCATATTTTGCCCCCTAGTAATGGGATGTCGAATGGTTTTCCATCGAGATCACCTAGTTTTGTAAAGCTACAATGCAAATGTTTTTTATGCGGGTTTATGCCTTTATATTTTCTCCAGCGCCAATTTAATATCTTCGAGCATATTCGCCCGTTATAGATGACGTATGATATGCGTGGATCCGACTTGGCTGCGATTCTGATTTGGTCAGCCAGATAAGGTGCGAGCCCATCGGATGGCTCCAACCTAGAATCAATATCAACTGCTCTGACCCACCCAAAGCTGTCTGGATTATGATCCGATTTTCTGGTGGAGTGACGGCTATCGCCCACCCACCCATCACTGGCAGTACGCCTATCTGGAAACCACGTATCAACTTGATCTCTTAACTGCACACCAGCTGCACATAACTTTGGCTTCATTATGCAGAAGGTTTGCCTAGTGATAGCCCTTCGGGAATTGGTTTGCTATATTCCCATTTGCCAATGTAAACAACACCATCTCCATCATCTCTTAATTCAATTCCCAAATCTAAGAAATTATCTGTTGGACTAATTTCTGGATATGCTTTAATAATTTTTTCCCATAATTCCATTTTATGCCCCCAAGTAATACATTGAAACGAATGAATTGCCATCTCCGCCACCATCAATATTTTTTGAAACACCAGTATTTTGATATGCGTAGATTTCTAAATAATCTGTTGCTACCAAATTGTAAACATTTGACACGTTAACCGAAGTGCCACCAGTATTTGGGTCAACTCTACTATCCATTTGAAAAACACCATTTTTATAGATTCTTACTCTACGTTCGCCAGCAGTTCCACTCTGATAAAGCAATGCAGATTGAATTGCCCACTTTCCGCTTTTACCAGCTGGTACAGTAAAACGAGATGGATTGCTTGATGTGCTGTGAATTGCATCAGTATCAAAATCTTCCGTATCCCAAAAAGTAACAGCGGTTACTGTATTATTACTAATACTTTGTGAAGTTGATGAATATGCTTTTACGCCAACAAAGGTTGAACCGCTGGAAGGAGCCTGCCACTTTAAGCCTGTAATCTCGGCAGAATCCGCTACGAGTGTGTACCCATTTGTGCCTACTGCTAGGCGAGCGTCAGCACTTGAAGTCCTTGTATAAAGGTCGCCTTTTGTAGTTAATGGCGAGGTAGTACCAGCCTGTGTGTAGTCAAACCATAATGCAGAACTAGCAGAACTAAAATATAAAAATCCGCCATCATATTGAGTAACCGCTAAAGAACCTGCTGAATTAACTGTTGCTGTGCCTGCGGTGATTGTGCAAGTACCAGCACCAATATTTTGAATTTGTACAGAATCACCCGCACTAAACAATGAAGTATTGACTGTGATAGTAGTTGAACTTGCGCTGTTCATTTGAATAACAGTTCCCGCGTCGGCAGCAACTAAAGTGTATGAAGCGGTTTTAGTTTGAGGCGTACCCCCGCCCATAGCCGTCGCCTGAAGGCTGGACATTTGAGCAGCACTCAAAACCTGACCAACCGAAAATGTTTGTTTTGCCATTATTTCTCTCCTTTAGTAGCTAAGTATATCGTCATCTAGGACACCGTAGGTGGTATTGTCCAATAAAAATCCGTCCACAATTGGTTCAAGAGTCGTAAAACTGGTGAGCCAATTATTAGGGGTTATGTCGTGGGCAATCCCTTGAACCTGCAAATTCTTGACTATGGTTGAGCCGTCAGGTTGAATATTTGTGATTAACACATTATCAAAGTAGTCAAAATCTAGAATAGTAGCAGTTGGCACACTTGAGTTCATTAAGTCAATTGTCATTTCATCTATGCGTATCGTGGTGGTACTACGAGTGGCGACATATATCGACGCTATGTTTAAAGCTTCAGCGTCGGTAGCAACAACCAAATCTGAAACAGAAATTGAATGGGGAAAGTAAGTTGCAATACTTGTTGCGTCTTGAACGCTCTGAGTCGCGCCGCCCGATTTAGTAATTGAGGCAGAATTTATGATGAGTTTATCGTCAAAAGCAAATTTAAGATTTGAG